CGATGAAGTCTGCATCACATAAGATTTTCATAAATTAGTGTGTGTCGGCCCATGTAAGGCCATCCTTTGCTTCAGCAGCTACGGGTATTCGCATATTGTAATACTCGCCTGCTTCAGCAGCGGAGAGAACAAGAAGAGATTTGAGATCATCAACATGTTCTGGCTCGGATTCATACTGCAACTCGTCATGAATAAAAGCGAGCTGGTTACAGTGTAAATCCATTTGTTTGATATGGTCATTGGTGATAACCATCCATTTTTTTGCTACGATTGCAGCCGACCCTTGCAAAAGGTAGTTTAATGATTTATGTTTCTTATCTACTAATATTTTTCTCTTATCTAACCCCAGTACATAACCCCTCTCACTAGCTTTGTGTACAGCTTCCAAGAGTTCTTTAAGTCCGTCAATAGCATTGACATACGCTTCCCGTATCTCCTTACCTTTCTTTCTGGCTTTCGCCTCAGATAACTGTTTGTCATAGGAGTGTCCAATTTTAATATCACCCGCCCCATAAAGAAAGGCATAAGTGACTGTTTTTACTTGTTTACGACTGATTCCAATTTTATCAGCATTTTCTTGGTGTATGTCCCCTTCGAGAAGCACTCTAGCGTATCGCCCTCCATCATATCTACCGAGATAGTGAGCAAGCATACGTAGCTCAATACCAGAAAGATCAGCAGCAGCCAATCTCTTACCTGGAGTAGCAGTAAATAAACGTCGAAATCTTTCATCACTAGGCACTTGTCCGAGATTCGGAGTACGATGGGCGCATCTAAATGTAGCTGTTGCTACGGAACAATGGTGATGTATCCTAGACTTCGTACATAGCTTCTGCCATGCGTTCACGCCTTCGGATATCATCCCAAGCTGCTTTGTCAGAGTTAGTAGTGTCAGAAATTGGAGAGCAATATCCGAGCCAATGTCTTTTAAGACGGTCTCGTCTATAACTGCCTTCCCGGAGGTCGTCATTAATGAAGGCGTCCAACCATAGTGTGTTTGTAAGATCCATGATATATGATCCCTTGATGTAGGGTTGAAGTCCTTTAATTTAGTGAGTGTAGCTCCTTCAACGTACCCTGTTCTAACATTAGTTCGTTTAGGAGTAAATTCTGATCCTTTGACGAAAGGATACCTGTCTCGTAATAACTGCGCAGTATCTTCATACTCTCTTCGGAGAGCAGATTCAAGTTCCCGTGCAGCTCGTTCATCAAAATACCATCCATGGAGTTCTTGTGTAGTAAGTAGTTTTGCTACTTGATGTTCTAATGTTACCCATTCAGGTATTTGTGGAAATGGTTCCATAGTTTGACTGTGACTTTTACATCTTGAACGCAATAGTCCTCCATGTCTTGAGACCAATCTTTCCAATCAGTAGTCTTAGCAAAGTTACCTTTATACTCTCCTAATCTATAACCGTAGGACTCAAGGGAGTGGCGTCCATATAATTGTAATGGCATATGTTTCCATTCGCTCTTTTTATCTATATCGAGTAAGTTCGGATGATATAACCTAGATAAAAGGAGAGTATCAATAATAACCCCAGTGGGATTAAAGAAAGGATAGATACTTTTAAGAAGAGGGATATCATAGCCCACGATATTATGCCCGATAATGTAATCAGCCATTTCGAGGTGGGTGACTGCTCTAACCACAGAGTCAGACATCCCTTTGCCAGGGCATTCATCGTTGTACGAAATTGTTTCATTTGAATCAAGATAGTGGAGTACAGCACAGTGAATCCTGGTAGCATCATTTAGTAGACCGTTTGCCTCTAGGTCTATTATCACTGGACCTATTCCAGTCAAAGGTTTTGTCAACAAATTTTGCTCGTTCAACTGCTTGCTGCGTAGGTGGGTTAGGTTTATTTAAGTGTTTATACCATGGGTGTTCATAGCCTCCATCAAAAATCCGTGGTTGGGTTGAATTCGGGTTCAGCTTCATGTTCTGTAAATCTGCAAGTGTTTAAGTTGTAGTCTAACGTTCCGCACGTACCTGTTTCGCCTGAATAACGATTTTTAAGGATTCTAATAGTCGTAGGACTTCTTCCTCCTTCGCTTTGCTGATCGACCTCGAGCCCCACGAGATTGTCGCTGATTTGAGCAATCGAATGAGATCCTCTGAGCTGTGAGAGAGATACTCGTCCTCCCTCCTCGTGCGCATTACTGTCATTATTACTTCTCCGTAAATGTGATACAAGGAATAAAGCTATCCCTGTACGTTCTACTAATGATCTTAATTTTGTCATTGTGGTATCTATCATGCGTCGTTCATCACCTGATAGACCACTTAATAATATAGATAGGTGATCTAGGAATATAACACGACACTCCAATCCACTGGCAAGGTACTCGATCCTATTGTAAATAAGGTCTGGGTCAAAACTGCC